GCGCATTAAGAAGCCAACCGTAAGCGCGGCCTTGCGCGTAGGATAGCTTGACATTAGCCGCCAGCCATGCCCGGCGGCCCGGTAATCAAGCCGCCAGCGGCGCGCGGGCGGGGCCGCGCTGTCCTTTGTTACTTTCCAATCCGTTCTCATTGCTTCGGCTCCCATTAATCAAGCCGCCCGCTAGCGTAGCATTCCACGCCGTTTTCTTTCAAAACGTAAGCCATAACTTGCGCGTGCTTTAGCTTGCGTTCATAGCTTTGATCATGCGCGCTAATCCATATTTCAGCGCCGCCATAATAAGCGCGCCGCGCCCGGCCTGTTTGAATAAGCCAACGCCCGAATCCTTTGTGTGCGCCTTTCACGTTCACCCACGCAAAGCCGCAAAGGCCTTCCGTCACATAATCAACCGTGGCGCCCGTGAATCCGTCCTTCACCACCATGGGGCGCGGCGTCATATGGTCGCCCGCCGCATATCCTGCGGCGACAGCTTCATTCCATATGGTTTCAAACGCGGCATAACGGGCGGCCCGTTCGGCCTTTTCGAACGCAATCTTTTCTTTAAGGCTTCCAAATTGCTTATCCATGGCTTTTTCCTTTCATTGCTTCAATAGCGGCGCGCATGCGGTTCAATTCCTGATAATGCATGGCGGCTTGGTTTAAATATCCGGCGGCCTTGGCGAATTGGCCGGAAGCCGTGGCGGCTTGCGCGCGGGCGCATGCTTCCGCAAAGGCGTGGCGCGCGCTTTCCATTGTGGCGCCCGTCATTCTGCGCCCCTTGTTTCAATTGCGGCGCGCGCCGTGACAATCCACGCGGCTAAATCATTGGCGGCCTGCATATATTCGCCGCGCTTGTATTTGCGCCCCACAATGCGCCCGGCGGCTTCTAACATGCGCGTCGGCGTATAGTGTCGGTTAGGCTGCATTTTGAATTTAGCGTAACCGACAAGCGCGCTTTTCAGCGCAATAGCGCCAAATAGGTTCACGGCTTCCGGCCCTACAAAGGCCAAGCCGCCCGGCCCGTTGCTGATATAGTTTTCCATTGCTCTTGCTCCCATTATTTAGCGATTGCGTACAAGCGCAAAGCGCGCCGGGCGGCGGCGAACGCATGGCGCCCTTGCCACGCCACCACGTCAGAGCCGCCTTTCCTTTGGCCGAGATATTGGCCGCGCGGCCCGTTCGGCCCGGCCTTCACCCATTGGCCGGGCTGGATTGCGGCCCGTTCGGAAGGCGCAAGCGCCCAAACGTCTATTGTGGGTTTAAATTTCATAAGCTTGCTCCCATTGCTAACAAGCGCGGGCTTGGCGCTTGGCGATACGGGCGCGCGTGGCGCCCGCACTAGCCAAACGTCACACTTGCACGCCGCTTGATGCGCGCCCGCCGCCTTCGCTTGTCACCCAATCAAACAGATCGAACGCATCCTGATATTCGATCATTCGCTTTTCAATCGGGCCGTAAGCTTCGGGATTCCAAATGTTTTCCAATTGCTCTTTTACGCCTTTCTTAGTCTTAGCAATGATCGAATAACATTGGCTGTCGTGTTCGTGCCTTGCCACCCAATAGATCAGTTTAGCCATCGCTTTTCCCCTTCTAAAGAACGCACGCGCGCGCGCGGTTCATTCTTATAACGCCTGCAAATATTTCATGCAAGCGCTTTTTCAGCCCGGCTTTTCGTGTCAATTTTCCGACATAGCTTCAAAAGCCTTTTAGAAGGCCGCTGGCGGGCGCGGGCGCGCGCCGTCACCGTGGGCTGGAAAATTGATTTGCGTGGCATGGGCGGCGTTTTCGCGTTTTGTTCTTTTTGGCCTTGGCGCTTTGGCTAGCGATTCCAATGTGGTACAATCAAAGCCACTGGAATCGTGGGGGAATCTATGGATTGGGCGGTTTACTTAGCCTTGGCCTTGTTCGGCGTCTTGCCGCTGGCTATTGTGGCGGCGGCCTATGTGGCGGATCGGCTTGCAAGGCCGGAAACTGAGGCGGGCGCGGAATGGAACGGCGCGCAAGATATAGACGGGCGCTGGAAAGGTAGCCGCCAATGAGCGGGCCGGAAAAGGCGCAAGCCGCAAAGCCAGTGAAGGCGGCCAAGAAAGGCGGGCGGAAGCTATCGCCGGAAGAGAAGGCGCTAATGCGGCGGCATAGTGGCGCTGAATTGCGCGAAGCCTTGGCGGCTAATCTTCCACTAGCAAAAGCCCAAAGGCGAACGCCCGAAGCTATCCTTAAAACAGGAAGGCCTAGCACATACACGGAAGAGACTGGAAAGAAGATTTTGGACCTAATGGCGGAAGGGATGACGGTAACGGAAGCTTGTGACGCTTTAGGCTTGTATCGGGCTACTGTTTATAGATGGGCAGAAAGTAATCCCTCTTTCGCTGCAATTCTCGCACGCGCAAAAGGCGCTTTGGCCGAACACGCGTTTACGCAAGCCGCCACCGTGCCGCGTGAGCTGTACGCGCGAGTCTTGGCCGGTGAACCGATAGACGGCGCAACGGTTGCTGCGGCCCGACTCTATTCAGATTCAATGAGATGGTACGCGGAACGCCTGAATCCGGGCGCTTATGCAGCGCAATCAAAACAGTCTATCGAGCTAACCGGAAAGGACGGCGGCCCGATCCAAACGGCTTCGCTTGTTATCGATAGCAGGGCGCTAGCGCCGGAAGCGCGCGACGCATTGCGCGCCGCATTGGAAGCCGCCACCAATGCGCCGCCAATGATCGAAGGCGAACTCGCAGAAGAATCAGACACTTAGCAGCATCCGCTCCGAGGGGAGGGGGAGGGAAATGCTAGGAAAATCAATGGGTTAAGGTACCCGACGCCAGCGACGGGGGAGGGAGGCGGGTAAAACAGGGCCGGCCCAAACCGAGGCTCCACCCCTCCCCGCAAATACCCCAAAATTCCTCCCCACTACTGCCCGCAAGGCAAATCAACACTTGCCTTGACACGGGTCCCCCTACGGTGTAGTTTGTGGAAACTGCATTTTGGTTTGGGTCCCCTTTTGGGTCCCTATAGCTGGGGGAAAAATCGTGGAAAATGTTACTGCTAAGGTAAAGGCGCGTCGTGGGTTTGCCGCTATGGACCCTGAGAAGCGTCGATTGATTGCGTCTAAGGGCGGCAAGTCTGTGAAGCCTGAGAACCGCAGCTTTAGCAAAGATAAAGCTCTGGCGGCACGGGCGGGGACGAAGGGTGGGAAGAACACCCCGGCTGAGAAGCGAGCGTTTGCCTTGGATAAGGCCTTGGCTGTTAAGGCCGCCAAGAAGGCGCGGGAGCGGCAGGATGGATAAACTTGCCTCCCGGCTGAATAAGGCGGTCACCCGTGCGGGTGGCGGGATTAACAACATGATTGCCGCCAAAGCGCTGAAGGAGCTTGGCTGGACGCATGAGCTTGCCTATCAGATTGAAATTTTGAAGCGTGAGCTTGTGGAGGAAACGCGCAGCCGGGAGCTAGCTGTTGCTAAGGCGTGGGAGTTTGCTGACCGGATTAAGGAGCTTGAGGCAGCGCTGCGGCAGATCGCTGCGATGACGCCTGACCCGGAGTTTGGAGCGTTTCCGATTGAAAGCGCCATTGATGTCGCCCGCGCTGCGTTGGAGAGGAAAGATGAACCACCGGCAAAGGTATAGGTTTGTCTGGCACTGGCGGCGAAGATGTCTGGAAGGCCGGTGGATACCTGTCGATCTGCTAATCCAATATCCAAATATAGCCAAGCCAACGGACAGGTTTGAACTCAGCTTTGATGAAATGACGGTGCGCCTTGCAAACGATCCTGCAACTCAACCCGCCAATACCATTAGTCACCCCGCGTGGGAAAGCTCTAGCTCACTTCCTGATTGATTACGGCGCAGAACATGATCTGCTCTGGGTCTGTTTTCAGGAGGACGGGGAGTGCTGGACATGGCGAAATCAGGAAATTCGCGCGGAGACAAACATAACTTTCGGAAGAAAGCCATGAATGATGAAGCTATCGCGCACGGCTGGCACCACACTTTTGGCTGGCTGCGCCGCACAGAGCTAGACACAGCTTTTGATGGGTTTGTGTATGAGGACGGAGACGGGGATTTAATTATATCTCAAGACCCCCGGCACGCTCTGGAGGCCTATTTGGATTGTTGGGAGGACGCCGCCACCGGGGAGAAATACCTAACCTTCAGCAAGCTTCCTCGCACTCGCAGGCGCAAAAATGCCGTTCCTTGAGATCGACGGGAAAAAGATCGACATCGAAAAGCAACTGATCGACATCGACAGATCAGATTGCGAAGATAGCCTATACAAGTTTCTAAAAGGTTCTTGGCGCTATATTGACGCCTCGCCCTTTACTGATGGTTGGCCCATCGAGGCCGTGGCCGAGCATCTCCAAGCCGTAGCAGACGGCGACATCAAACGGCTTATCATCAACATTCCGCCTCGCTGTGCGAAGTCGTCGCTGACCTCGGTGGCGTTCCCGGCTTGGGTATGGGCGCAGCCACGGCAATGGGACAGCCCAACGTCTGGCCCCGGCGTGCAGTTCCTTCATGCGTCTTACGCCCAACAGCTAGCCCTGCGCGATAGCGTCAAATGCCGCAGGCTGATCGATAGCCCGTGGTATCAGCAACGCTGGGGCGAACGGTTTAGGTTAACCGGCGATCAGAACACAAAGACAAGGTTCGATAATGATCAAAACGGTTCCCGGCTTTCGACATCGGTTGGCTCTGCTCTCACGGGCGAAGGCGGGTCAATCATCGTGGTGGACGATCCTAACGCGGCCCAAGAAGCGTTTTCAGAAGCCACCATCCAAACGACCATCGAATGGTGGGACTCAGCGCTTTCAACCCGTCTCAACGACCCTAAAACGGGCGCGTTCATTGTTATCCAGCAAAGGCTGTCGGAAGAAGACCTGACCGGCCACATCATGTCTAAAAATCAGGGGGAATGGACCCACCTCTGTCTCCCCATGCGCTACGAATGGCGCAGACACTCGGTCACACCCATCGGGTGGAATGACCCCAGAGGCGTCGATGCAGAGGGAACGCCCCTTGTCGATGTCGATGAAGACGGCAACCGCATCCCGATCAGCATCGAAGCAGAGGAAACTCTTGAAAAAAGAGAGGGTTTGCTCCTCTGGCCCGAGCGTTTTGGCGAACGCGAAGTCGCAATCTTGGAAAATCAGCTAGGCCCGTGGGCCGCTGCCGGCCAACTACAGCAACGCCCGGAGCCTAAAGGCGGCGGTATCATCAAAACCGACTGGTGGCAGACATGGGATTCACCAGAATACCCGCCTATGGACCTCATCATCGCGTCCCTAGACACCGCATACACCGCAAAAACAGAGAATGACCCCTCTGCCTTGACCATCTGGGGCGTCTTCTCAGGGGCAAAAACCACCTTTGCGGATAATTACGTCAATAGAAATCAAAAACATAAGGTTGCAGAAGCCCAATCCGCCCTCTTTGATGAGGCCGCACAGATCAAATTCAACGGCAATCCCAACGCTGGCGGCTCTCCCAAGGTTATGCTGATGCAGGCTTGGCAGGGAAGGTACGAATTGCACCAACTTGTGCAGAAAGTCGCCCTCACATGCCGCCAGATGAAGGTAGATCGCCTGCTCGTTGAGAATAAAGCCGCCGGCCACAGCGTAGCTCAGGAGCTAAAGCGCCTTTACGGCTACGAAAACTTTGCCGTGCAGATGTTTGACCCAAAAAGTCAGGACAAACTGTCCCGACTCTACTCAGTCGAACACCTTTTTGCCGATGGAATGGTCTACGCGCCCAATAAACAATGGGCCGACATGGTCATCCAACAGGTCGGGCAGTTCCCCAAAGGCAAACACGACGATTTGGTCGATACCGTAAGCATGGCACTACGGCATTTGCGTGACGCGGGCGTGCTTGTGCGTTACCAAGAGTGGGAAAGCGATATGCGGGAGAGCATGACGTTTAGGGGGAACAAAATGCCCCCGCTCTACCCAGCCTAAACTTGAGGATAAGATGAGCAGAGTGCTTGCTAAGGCAGTGGTTGATGTCGTCAGGGAGCCTACGCCTAAGACAATCGGATGTTTTAAGGTCGAAGTCTGGGGTGAAGACCCGCATGACTACGTGCGTCACTATGAAATCCTAGCAAAATCAGATACACTCGCCGCGCAAGAGGGTATTCAACGCTTCGTTCAGGAAATGGAGCGGCTGGCGGCCAAAGAGGAATAGCTCATGCCGATGACACCGGGCCTGATGCCCAATCTCCGTCAGCTTCCACTGGAGGATGAAGCAACTGCGTCTCCAGAAGAGGTTGTTGTTGAGATTGATGAGGGCGGTGGCGACCGGCCTGAGTTCGACATCAAGGGCAATATCCTCAAGATCGAACATGCTGACGGCTCCGTCAGCGTTTCTCTTGATGGGAACCCCATTGAACGCGCTGCTGAGAACAATACGACCGAGTGGTTTAGCAATCTCGTAGATCGTATTGAGCAGGATGAGCTTTCTCGCATTTCGCGTGAGCTTCTTGAGGGCATTGAAGACGATCTCTCCTCTCGCAAAGAGTGGATTGAAGACCGCGCCCTTGGCATCAAGCTTCTTGGCTTGAAGGTTGAGATACCCAACGTGCAGGGCGCTTCTGATGGCGCGCCTGTAGACGGCATGAGCAAGGTGCGGCACCCCCTTCTTCTGGAGGCAGTGCTTCGGTTCCAAGCCAACGCCCGTTCAGAACTGCTGCCAACCGATGGTCCGGTAAAAATCCGCGACGACGGCAACAATGTCACCCTCCAAAAAGACCAACTTGCGACTGCGTTGGAGCGTGATCTCAATCATTACCTCACCAGCGTTGCGACTGAATACTATCCCGACACGGATCGCATGCTGTTGATGCTCGGGTTTGGCGGCACAGCCTTTAAAAAGGTTTATCAGTGCCCGCTGCGGAACCGCCCGGTTTCCGAGTCGGTGGATGCCGATGACCTGATCGTCAACAACGCGGCGACCGACCTACAGAACGCCAAGCGCATCACGCACCGCGTTTACATGCGCCCCTCTACTGTGAAGC